TTCTTCATTATTAAAAAGTTCATAAACTTTATTAAATCCGGATTTTCCAGTTGGAAGATCACTTTGTTCTGGATCTCCACATAAAAAAACTTTAGAAAATTCCCCTATACGACTCATCAATGTATGTATTTCTCGTTTTGAAAAATTTTGAACTTCATCGGCGCATATAAATTTTGCAGAAAAATGTAACCCTCTAGCAAAATTGATTGGACAAATTGTTAGACGATTATCCTTTTCCAATTTATCTAATTGTGGTTTGTTTAACAGTTCTTCAAATTTATCATGAAATGGTGTTAAATATACATTGAATTTTTCTGCGACATCACCCGGAAGAAAACCTAATTTAGAATCTGAAGATTCAACTGCCGATCTCACTAAGACCATATCAGATACTCTTTTCATATTCAATAAAGTCAATCCGCAATACATCGCCAATGTCGTCTTTGATGTTCCAGCTGGACCCTTTAATAATAAAACTTTTGTCTTTTTATCTAAAAAAGTTGATATTATACTTTTTTGTTTTTCAGTCCAAGGTAAATTTTTTATTGTTAATTCAAAAGATATTTTATCTCTTTGAAATACATATGGCGAATTATCTGTTACGCCATTTTCTGGGTTTATCGATGTTTCGTGGACAATCCTACCGGATTGTTTTTTATCTATTGCACCATTTCTGGTGCGAGTTTTTTTACTCATAAATTAAAATATTTTAAGAATTAGCTCCCGGATATTTACCCTGATCTGTTTTATTTTGTTGTGGTGTTTGCTGTTGAGATGGCTGTGCTTGTTGTTGTGCTTGTTGTGGTGCTTGTTTTTGTTGAGTTTGTTGTTGTGGTGTTTGATTTGTGTTTGCGATTGGAATCCCTTGCTCTGCCAATTTTTTCAAAGCATTTAGTTGGTCGCTTGGACTTTTAAAAACATCAGTAAATTTTTTAGGATTTTTTGGATCAATAACATCCATTAAATTTTTATGAATCGGATCAGTATCTGTTGCTTCGGCGGTTGCTTTTGAAACTGCGTTCAATCCAGCTTTAGCGGGAGAATTCGGTAAAGCGGATATTGCCTTTTCCACGTTTTCCGGATTAATTGAAATGTTTTCTTCGTTCAAATAATTGCTAACAATTTTGTAAAATTTATTACTCATGTGTTAATATTTATATTGTATTAAATAAAAATCAAAATTGCAATCACCAATTCTTACAACTTAAGTATTTTGCAGTTCCTGGTTTTGCTTTACTACAGCCATGTCTAGCTCTAAAACTTTTCTTTCTTTTTGTATTACCACTTTTCCCCGTAACCTTAACACCAGCTTGTCCGAAATGCACTCTTTTGTATCCTTTGCCGTTTGGATTTTTTACGCATTGCATGTATTTTTTACCTTTTCTATCTGATGATGCTTTTTTGGTTGGTCCTGTACATTTTGCGGCTTCTTCTAAAATAGAGGATACGATTAAGTCAAATTTAGTGTTCATTTTATTTATTTATCTTCAAAATAAAATAATTTTTAAAAATTGGTAATAAAAAAGTATAAATATTATTATAAATTATGTCAACAAGAACAATAGCATCACCCGGAGTACAAATAAATGAATTGGATCAAAGTTTAATCGCAAGACCAATTGGAGCTACTAGCGTCTTCATTACTGGTTTCACGCAACAGGGTCCAACCGAAACACCTGTTAACATTACCAGTATTTCTGAATTTGAAGAAGTTTATGGTTTACCGTCAAACGATGCAGAGCGTTATTTGTATCATAGTGCAAAACAAATTTTACAAACATCTCCAGCAAATTTATTGGTTTCTAGAATGCCATACGGTTCTGGTAATGGTGTGGGTTTTGAAAATACATATTCTGCATTATTATATTCAGTAAGTTCAAACGCTATATCATATAGAGATGCTACTGAGCTTATAATACAACAACCAAAAAGTTTACTTTTGACAGATGATGAATATGACAAATTATTACAGAATGACATAACATGGTCGGATAAATATGATTCACATATTTCGGGTCTTGGTGAATTGGGAAATGCTGGGTTTATAGTATTAAATTCACAAAAAACAACAATTAATAACTATTTTGAAGGTTACTATGTATCCATAGCAGATAATCTCGCATTTAACCCATCTACAAATTTTGAATCTATATCCTCAGTGAAGGCAATAAATTCCTTTGGTGATTTAAAGGCTACTCAAACTTATACCACCGTACCTTCATCTAGATTAAATTTCCTCTTAACACAAGACTATAAAACTTTTGGTGGAGAAAGTGTCTCTAAGGCAATAGAAACAGCTTCTTATTCAACTGGTTTTGAAAAAGATGATTATAAAGATAGCGTAGTTTTGACCGTATTTAAACTGGGCGCAACACAATACGGGAAAGACGCTTTAACTTTGGATTATTCAATAGTTGAGGGTTACAATGGTTCATTATATTCCGGAAGAACGGAACAGAGTGAAACGGGTGGTCCCCCAGTTAGTAGATTTTTGGATACTGTTATTAACAATAATTCAAAATATATTAAAGTTATAACAAACCCATATATTTCAGATTGGGGTAAATGGACATCTTCGGATGGATTTCCAACAAAAAGAGTTAAAATTGCTGATGCTGTAAAATCGATGTTTTCTATTGGTTCATATACTGGTGATGCTGATGTCGATAAAGTAAATCTTGGAAATATTCCAGCAAAATTATCAAGAATTTTATATCGATTTGAAAATGATGAAAATATAGACATCGATATAACCGCAGAATGTGGTTTGGGTACAATTTGGGCTAGTAGTAAAGCTAAACTAAACACTCTTAGCTCTTTTCCAACTTTATCTGGAAAATATGTATATGATGAAGAATATAATTTAAGTTTAAGCGGAATGGACGGCACAGATGGTAACATTCCAACTGGAGCTGCTTATTCTGCATATAATGAAATTGCTGGACCTTTTGTAGCTTTGGCAGATAAAACCAGAAAAGATCATGTTTTTATTGCAGATCCAATTAGAAATATATTTATAAATGGTCAAAACACAAAAACATCTTCTAGAAAAGAGTATGTCTTCTCTGATAAAATTTATTGGACATTAAAAAATCAATTTGCAGCAATACAAAGTAGTTATGTTTCTGTGTATGCAAACTGGTTAAAAATAAATGATACAACTTCAAATCGTCAAATTTGGGCACCTTCATCCGGATTTGCAGCGGCTATTTATGCATCAACATCTCAGCAATCATTCCCTTGGATTGCACCAGCTGGATTCAATAGAGGAACTCTTGTAAATGTTTATGATGTTGCTATCAATCCAACACAAAAACAAAGAGACTTGTTATATAAAATTAACATGAATCCAATTGCATTCTTTAATAATGATGGGTTTGTAATCTATGGTCAAAAAACAATGTTCAAAAAGCCATCTGCATTTGATCGTGTAAATGTTCGTCGTTTGTTCTTGACTTTAGAAAAAGAAACAAAAGCATTATTGAAGTATTTTGTTTTTGAACCAAATACGTTTGCAACTAGAAATAGATTAAAAGGTGCATTACTTCCTATTTTTGAACAGGCAAAATTAAATGATGGATTATATGACTATCAGTTAATATGCGATGAACGTAATAACACACCTGATGTAATTGATAATAATGAATTGAAAATATCAATTTATATCAAACCCGTTAGGGCTGCTGAATTTATATTAGCAGATTTCGTTGCAACTAGAACCGGAATTGATTTTTCTGAACTTAACGGTTAAAAAATTATCAAAACGAAACACATTAGTATAAGTATTTAAAATTATGGCTGGATTACTAGAAACACAAGGAATAGAAAATTTTTACGATTCTGCAATCGTAAACGATTTCGCTCGTAAAAATTTATTTAGAGTTATTGCATTAGGTGGTAGTAGATTTACCCAAAATGAACTAATGTATATCACAACTACTTCATTACCCGGACGTTCTATTACAAACGTACCCGTACCATTTATGGGATTAGCTTTTAATGTGCCCGGAACTGCAACATATCCAAATAGTAATGCTTGGCAGGTAACTTTTAGAATCCCTCAAAATCTTTCAATTAGAAGGAAATTTGAAGATTGGACCAAGCAGGTATTTGATGATGCAAATAGCACAGGATCATATACAATACCTAGTAAAGATGCATCCAACCAAGTTACAATATCTTTAATTAATAAAATGGGCGATCCGATCAGAACCTATACTCTATTTGGTGCATACTGCGTTTCTATCGGTGATTTGTCATTGGATATAACAAATGCTGGCGAAATAATCGAACAGCAAGCTACTTTGGCATATCAATATTGGAGAATAGTTAGATAATCTCTAATCATAGGCATAAGTAAATATATGCCATATAATCGAAAAGCTAGTCCTTATTCTTATTATTTAGACCTTTTAGGTGAATGGCCTACTGGCATAGCACTTGCAAGTCAGTGGTTGGTTTATTTTGATTTTAATTCCGTAAAAGCGTTAACCGATACATTTGAAGCGAATTTAAAATTTAGAGAATCTGGTTCTGAATGGACTTATAATTCAAATGTGACAAAATACTTGTTAGATGGAAAATTACAAGCCAGCGTAAGCAATATGGTTGGGTGTGTTTTCGCTAGGCAAGTTGTTTTACCCAGTGAAAGTATAGACGCGGGTAATGTGGGATTGAGTTATGGTGGTTTTCAAGCACCAGCAACATCATCCGGTAGAGAAAAATATCAATCATTTAATGTTACTTTTTTGGAAACAAATTCTTCATTTTTGGATAATATTATCAGACCATGGATAATTTCAGTTGGTTATAATGGATTAATAGCAAGACCCAAAAGTTCTAATAGATATGTAAAATCAAATTTTGCGGATGTTGTAATGTATGCAAAAGCTGGTTCTTACAATCCAATGGTTGTTAGAAAAATAATAAGATTTTACAACGTGGCTCCGGTATCAATTCAAGGTGAAACATATTCACACCAAGAAGAGGGTTTGCGTTATAGTGAAATTAAATTTGTTTATGACAAATATGCCGTATTAGATCCCAATGGTTCAGAATTTATAGAAAATTTATAAAATTGTGAATTATTTTAACTATACAGTAGAACTTCCATTTTCTAATAAAAAAATATTTTTTAGAGAATTAACTACTAGTGAACAACTAGCTTTATCAAAAGCCAATTTGTCATTTGGTTCCGATAAAACATCATTGTATGATTATCATGAATTTGTTTTAGAAATCATATCTAATTGTGTTAAAAATAAAAATGATTTATTGGACATTAATATAATAGAATATGTTTTGTTTTTGGTAAAATTGAAAATAGTAAGTAGTGGAAATCAAATTGAATTTTTCCTTAATTCAGAAAATAAAACAAAAACAAAAATTAAATTAGATCTTAAGTCATATTTAAATAATTTATACAACGCATCTTCTTTTTTATATGATGAGACTAATATAATTAAAGAAGATAAAATAGAAATAAAAATAAATTGG